GGACCTCAGTTTTGAGGAGAGGGGTTTGCTCTTGGGCTCCTTTACGGAGATCAAGTGTAAACTGCAGCGTTGCTTCGGGGAGTCTGTCCCTGTGTTGAGGGGTAGCATGATGGGGAACCTGATCAGTTTTCCCATCCTTTGCATCCTCAACAAGGTCTGCTTTGACCTTAGCTGCGACCTGGTGTCCGGTAGGCCAGGTACCTCTAGGACGGGGAGATTCAATGGTGATGATTGTCTGTTCGCGGGTAATCGTCACTTCTTCGAAGTTTGGAAGATGGTCACCTCTTCCTTTGGCTTCGAAGTAAACACTGAAAAAACGGGTTTCTCTGCCCGTTGGGGAGAGCTGAATAGTCGGGTTTACGATTATCAGCGTCACAGGTTCGTGGGTAAGCCTGTGCTCTCCTTTCTCCGTCCCGAAGAGCGGTCAGCCCCAGGGTGCATCCTCTCGGATGTACTCCTTGGGATATCGACATTTCGTAGTTCTGTCCAGAAGTGGATAGTCTGCGTCATGATGCGATGGGAGATTTCCCTCCGGGAAATCTGTGTCGCTACGATACCTCGAGGCTGGCTACTTTTCCTCCTCAAAAAGCGGTGGTTTAGAGACGCTGTCTCTAGGCCACCGCCCGACATCCTTGTGTCTGGTGTTGACAGGTCTGTGCCTGTCAAGATAGGGCCCCCCCCTCGGGAGCCGTATCGGAAATTGGTGGAGCATCTAACAGCGCGCCTCACAGCGCGTTGTGTAGATCATTGGATGGGCCGCAGGGTCCGTCCTCTCAAACGACGGCTTGACCGTCGTTCTCCACGTTTTTCCCCCCAGATCCGCAGCCCATTCTACTATCATCTTGTCCGTCGCTGGTCCTACGTCTGGCCAGCGAGCCTCCTCTCGTTTTTCGAGAGGAAGCATCCTGAGTGTCTGCTCAATGAGCAGGAGTGTCTCGAGGAGTGGATGGATGATTCTCCATTGTTGCACGTTGTGGCTTCTTTGGAGACGTGCCGTCCTAGGCACGGGCAGAAGACGTTCTTTTCCGTCCCTTCGCTGTTTCGTAGTGAATTCCCCTTGGGTTATTCCTAGTCTGCGACGGTGGGCGCCTGCTGTAACAGGGAGGTTACACTCTGGCTCCTCTGATCGTGGGTGTAGATGAGAGGTACTGATGGTACCATCCAGGTGGTTAGGGTAAGCGGGGGAGACTCACTGAGTCCCTGCTCTGCCGTAAGTCCCTGTGGTTATGGCTAGGTCCAGCCTAGGCTGGGCGAGGTCTCCCCCAACAAGGAGACCGTGTAGTGTAGCTGAACCGACCGAGGGTCGGCCCACGAGTTGGGAGCCGTGACTGGCTCACTCGCCCGTCCCCTTCAGGGAGTTCCTCTTCCTTCGG